ATGATTACTCTTTCAGAGTATTTTGCTGAATTTGGCATTGAGTATACACATCCTGTTACAAAAGAAAAACCAACTGTTCCTTTCTTTGATTGTACCGAAGCAGTTTATCTGTGTCGGAAATTTGAAGAAAGAGATGGTTGGGTTTTTGCTCCTCGCAACATAGATGATATTAGATCAGGTCTATGTTACATGCGAAAATCGAACAATCCTCAACAAATGTTCGAGTCTCAGCTGATCTCTGCGTGTTTGGATATGTGGCACCATGGTAAAGAAAAATATGACCAATTTATTTGGGAAATATTCGATTACCTAAGTGAAACTCATTACCCTGCACCAAATTTGCCCACTTTTACTTCTTTGGACAGACATCACCGCGCTAGCAAATTGTATCGATTAAAAGATGCTGGTTCCTCAGCCTTTTTAGATATGGAACCCAGTAGTAATCCTACTGTAAAGATGCATATGCAAAAACGTGGTTTTTATGTTCAAGGAGATTTAGGAGATATCTTTGCGACTGGATTGAACGGTTTACAGCAAACGCTGAACTCAATAGATCAAACTCTCAAAGGAACTCTTGATGTGAAAGTATCTGATTTAACTTCTGTTGCTATTTCTAATTTTCCCGCCACCCAAGCTGTTACTTTGCCGTACAGCTTGCAAGCTCCCCTGCCTACTGCTGGTGTTGTATGGGATGAAACGAGGTCTGGTTGGATCTATCCCACTGGTGTAACAACCTTTGATGATGGAATCAACCCTCGTGGCAATCCTAATACTTTAATTTCTAACACTGACAGTAATCCTGGTTTTGTTGCCCCTATGGTGTGGGATGGAAGTAATAATCAATATAATTTACTTTTAGGACAAAATTTAGTATCTAATAAATCTATTCTTAAGACAAATGTTACTGGAACTGTAGATACTATCGTTAATAACGATGTACCTGTCCCAACTGTTCCTATGTTTGCTGATGTCTATCGAATAAATCCCGCTGGATACTATTTCCCTTATTCTGCAGCACTGGATTCAAATCCAGCTTCTGCTAAATTTGCTGTACCCATAAGTACCCCAATACAACCTGCAAAAGAAGATGTTCTTAATTCTACAATTGATAACATTAAGTATTCTGCTAATCCTTATGTAAGTACTGTAAATGTAAATTCTCCCCTTGCCATAGAAGGAAATGTTAATGTTTCAAATGCTGTTACTTTGGATAATTCTAAGGATTTTAATGTTAATGTTACCAACCCCTATCAAGAGGTTCATCTTCAAGTACTTAGTGATGCAACACCGGGTCAGTGGAATAGCGTTAGTGGTTACACTATTAGTAGTGCTAACCAAACTTCTGCCATTCTTACTTACCCTTATCCTAAGGTTGAAGATAATGAACCAAATTTTGTGGCCCCAAATTCTGTCGAAAAACCTCCTAGAGTTGCGATGCATGTGCGTAAAACACATCGCAACAAAGTAGATTTAGTAGACAAAACTGTAAGATTTGTACGTGAACTGTCTAATCTCACTATATTAGGATTTTTATTGCCAATCTTAATATATGTTTCTATACTGTCTCTCTTACCCACCACGACTGCGGTCGAGTGTGTCACCGGGCGTCATAT